TTGCGTCTGACCCGGCGCTCCACCGCCCGGCAATCGACGCGCTTCTGCAGCCTCAGCCTTGGCAGCGGCCAATTCAGCCTGCATGGATTCGCGAGTGGCCTTGACGGCCGCCTCGGTAGCGTCGGCAATCTCTTTCCGTCGAGCCGCCTCGGCCGCCTCCGCCTCTTTTTGAGCCTTTAGCGCCTCGGCCATCTGCTTGGCGACCAGCGCTTGAATTTCTTCTTGAGTCATTGTAATCTCCCTATGAGAATTATTGTTCTGTCGCACGCCCCCCGCTTGCCCTGTCGCCGCCGATGCACTTTGCGATGGCTGGCCCGCCTCGCCTTCTGCGTCGGCCTCTGGCTCTCTCGCCGGAGGGACTTCTATGTCATCAGGCAGGGTGACCCCCGCCTGGGCATATACCATTTTGAGCGCCGGTAACGCTACCGCATATTGATTCGCCGGTTGCCGGTCGCCCACCGCGTCAAAAATACTCAATTCCGCCACCGGCCAATGGGTAATGTGGCCATTTGGCTTTTTGCGCACGAGATGCTGAATGCTCCCGCTGCTGGCGCGGGCGAGCCCTTGCAGTGCCGCTTCCCACACGCGTTTGGCGTAGGCGTTGGCTTTGTCGAGCACCACCCGGTACCAGTGGCCCCGCTCGTCGGTGCGCGTATACTCGGATTTGCCGATAAACTGCGGCTCACCTGCCGGTCGCCCGTTTTCGCTGTACCCGTGGTAGTACACGGCTGGCGGGGTGCGGTAGCGGTCGGTGTAGGCGTTGGTTTTCGCGTCAAAAAATTCGCCGTCGCTGTCCCGCCCGTTGTTCGGCCCGCCAAACGGGACGCCCAGCACATCGAGCACCCACTCCGTCTCAGATTTGATGGCAATAATTTTATCGGCCACGATAAATTGTCCCCTGAATATAGCGATCAAAAATGCCAAAAATGCGCTGCGACTCTTGATCCACAACCGACTTGTCCGTGTCCCAAATTCCGCGATGGATACGGGCTTGGGATTCGTGACTCATTACATATGGCCCATAGCGTTTTCCCGTGCGCGGGTCGCTGACGTTGTTGCCGATCTCGCCAATCGTCTCTTCGCGATCACGCTGCACGCGAAATGACCAGGAACGGCCTAAATGACCCGTGCGCCGGTAGGGAACGCGAATCTCGCCGCGGTTGAGCGCCGCAAAAAAGCCACGCCGTTGTCGCGCCGATTTCCATGTCATCTGGCGCCGCTGCGGTTGACCGGCCACCCGGCTATAGCTGCCCAAGTGCTCAATCAACACGGCGCAACTGGCTTCCATCGGAATGGACAAATCCAATTTCTCCCCGGCCTGAATCGCCCTGTGGACTTCACTCGTATTAATGTGAATCTCGATCATAAGTCCTTTACCACCGGCGTAATCCAGCACCGGCAGCGTGGATGAGCGGGCGGCATTCGCCCTCTCTCAAAAGCGCCGGTAAGCGGCGCCACGTTGCCCTCCAGTGGAGCGCAGATCGGACAAACGCGCTCATCCGCTGATGTATTCCAGCGCATTTGCTCGATCACTTGGCTCTCTTTCCACGCCGCCCGGTTGCCCTCCGCATATGCCCGCGTAATCTCCGTCGTGGCGATCAGTTCGGCCCGATCGCGGTCGAATACGGCCCGCTCCAGATTATCGATGAGCACATTCAATGGCAGTCGATTCTGTATCCATTCCGCCATATTGAGCCGGATCAATTTCTCGCTGGTCTGCGCCATCGCCTGATTGATGCTGTCGGCGTAGCCGGGGTAGACGCCCGACTCGCCCAACACCCAACGCAACACGAACTCATTCACCAAGTCCCAGTTCACGCCGATCACGTCCGCCTTGCGCACGCCAAACAGCGCCTCCATTTGGGCAATCCCAGTGTCGGCGCCCAGTTGCGCGCCATCCATCAGCATCTCGACCAACGCGTCACGCAGAATCTTTTCATTCTCCCGGTAGCGCTCCATTGCGCTATCCGGCGTGATATTCTCTTCGTTCGTGCCAGGCGGAACAATTTTTCGCAGCAATTTCCGAAAAGCCGCCAGCAGCTTGTCCGCATGATAGCGCTCTAATCCCCCGCGCTGGCGATCGTTGCCGTCCTCGCCGGGCAGCCTACGGGTAGCTTTGCCAGCTTTGGAAAAAAAAGGCTGGTCGGCTCCGCCCTCCCCAAAAAGATCGGCGTAGACCGCTTGAATCTCCGCCCGCTCCAGATATTTTGTCGAAAATTGCGAGAGATCCGCTCCGGCCCCGCGCTTTTTAAGCCACTTACGCAGCGCCTTGATTTCGGCGCTTTTGGCGAGCGTATCCTCCTCTATCTCCGGCTCCGGCTTCTCACCGTCGATGTTGGCATCCGGCTGCATGGCCGGTCGGGGTGGAGAAGCGCCCGTCTGCGTCAAAGGCGCCGGGACAACCGGCTCGCCCGTGCGCGTCCACCCGCGGCCCACCTCGGTAACCAGCAGGCGGCCCCGATCATCCCCGATTGGCGGCAAATCATAATGTTCCGCGCGCACCTCATCCACCGTGGCGATTCGTTCAAAGGCCACTTGCTCTTGAAGTTTCATTGCCCGATCGGTGACGCGCACATCTTCCGGCTCCATGACCAAGCAATCGCCGTAGATCGGCAAAATGTCATTCGTGATTTTCTGAGCAATGCGCGTCAGTTGTGGCCAGATGCTCAATTCCATAAAGGTTTTGCGGCCCGCAATGCTATTCGCTTCAGTCGAGTTGATCGACAGCATGGAAGATAAGCCCGGCGCGTAGATGGCGTAAATCTGCTCTTTGGTAAATTCGCGCCCGGCCAAAAATTCCATATCGCGCTGCGACATGGCCATTTGCAGCCATTGCACGCCGCCTTTTCCGACATTGCGCAGCATCATCATTTTGCGTTTGACGCCGCCATATTCATCGGCAATATCCGATTTCATCTGCCGCCAAGATTCATCATCAATCGGATCGGCGAAGGCCAGCGCTCCCGGCGATTTGGCATTATCTCTAGAAAAAAGATTCGTATTCCATCGGCTCATGGCCAAATCGCCTTCCGCCTCAATCGCAAAGGCTTCAATCGGCGATAGGCCAATAAATGGATTGCGCGGATGCCAGCGCCGAAAATGCGCCACCTCCCACGGCTCTAATACAATCGTTCGTCCCAATCCTTCGGGCTCGTACGCGTAGCCGCGAATGTACATCCGCTCATCGGGAATGGGTTTGACCGACGTGGACGGCATGATCCAGAGTTCGATCGGCAGAGCGTCCGCATTACTGCGATTGAGCCACCAATAAGCGTTGCCGGTCACATCCAAATAGCTGGAAGTCGCCTCCAAAAATTCAAATCGGCTCATCAACGGATTGGGCTTATTCAGTAGCAGCTCGAATGGATGATTGCTGATGGCCAATCGCTCTTCCAAATGGCGCTTGGCGGACTCATCCAATTTGAGCTCGAGTACTTGCATATCCGTTGTGGCCACTATCGATGCTTTGTTGCTGACGGCGATATGCACCCAAGCCAGCCGCTGATACAATTCGAGTTGCGCTTCCGGCAGCGTGCGATCGGGGAGGGCATATTGCGCGCCGACCGTCTCCGCGCGCAACCAGGCCGATGGACTTTCTATTGTCGCCTTGATCGAGGCACGCGGAGCGACCATCATCTGAAATTGCTGTTGCACGGCGTCAAACCAGCTCATTTTTTTAGTCCACCTGCCACCACATCCACGCTCGCCACAGGATCACCAGAAATCCACAGCCGAACCCGGCCAGCGCCGCATAAAAAAAAGCCGAACGATCATCCGCGGCCCGCCTTAAATCCGGCCACAAACGCCGCGGACAACCAGACAACGCCGCGCCAGATAAAGCCCATCAGCCAGCCACACGCATACATGATCGCGCTGGGCAGCCACAGAAGCGACAGAGCCGGATCAATTCGGATAGCGTCCGCCTCCCGACGAATGGACTGCATCATACAAAATCCACCAGAGTATGCGCCGAGGGACGGTGCGCCTGCCAAAGCATCAGCGCTCGCGCCATGACCGTATCGTCATGCGCCCCCTCCGGCGCGGCATAGGTGCTGCGCCCCGTGGCGCTGCTGACCTTGCGCTCATATGCCTCTAGCTCGGTCGTCCATACGGCGTCCGGCTGAAATTTCCATTCGGCTCGCTCCAAAGCCAGCGCCAGATTTTCAATCAGCGGCGCTTTGCTGCCGGCCGTCGTGTTAAATCCCACCACCGGCAGCCCGCCCCGCTGCAACTGCTCGAATACGGGCTGGCCGATGCTATTTAATTCAGTCAAAATGGCGCGCGGTCGCCATCGATCACATTTGATTCGTAGTCGCTGCACTTGCATGGCATAATCGATCTGATGAAAGCGATCCCGATCCACTTCGCATCGACAATCGACGCAGCCGAACGAAAAGCAGGAATAATCGGCCTGCTTCGCCCAGTCGCAGCCCGCCACGATTCGATGTCCGATGTGCTCCTCCGGCGTCGAAATCGGAGCCGTCATACAGGCCGCAATGTTGCGAAAGATCGCCCCCTCTGCTTCCAGAAATTGCGCCAAAATTTCCTGTTGATATGCCTCATCCGTCATATCTGCGGTAATTTCGGCCAGTGCAGTCCTACTCAGATAGGGGTTGTCCAAGCTGGTGAAATGGAAGGCCGCCCACCGCCCGGTGTCATCGCCCACCGCCTGAGTATAAATTCGATGCGCGTGATTTTTTCGTTTGGGCGTGAAGATGAATACCGCGTCACCGTCATTGTCCAGCAGCATGGGCACGCCCACTTCGTCCCAAGCATCTGGATCCATAATGGCAAATTCATCTAGGATGAGCAGATCGGCGTAATCACCGCGCAAGGTGTCCGCATTCCAGGCCGTTTTGGCCCGGATGCGGCCTTTGCCAAATTCAAGGATGCGCTCGCTGTCATTTTTATAAATGATCTTTTTGGTAATCAGCGGGGCAAGCGCTCGCTTGCACTCCTTCCAGAATGCATCGGTCTGATCGGTGGTCGGCGCGGCTTCTAGCACGCGACGGCCTTTTAAGAAAGATTCGACGGCAAGCGTGGCAACGCCGGTCGTTTTTCCCCCACGCCGCCCGGCGCAGATCACCTTTCGCTTCGCCTTGCTGCGCATAAAAGCGGATTGCTGCTTATGCGGCTTCTTCAGAAGTACTTCCATCGTCGCCATAAATTACTCGAATGATTAGATCGTTGCCATCTTGCCCGAATAGCCGCGTCTCGGTTGGCACCTCGCCAAAGGCTATTGCTACAAATTTCATCTGCAGCGCTGGCAGTGGGCTGCTTGCCCATTTGCGCAGAATCGCTTCCTGCACCGAGATCACGCGACCATCGATGACGATTGGCTCGCCGTCCTTCGACTTAGCCGCCTCATGCGCGATCTGCTGCGCCAGGCTGCGCAGTTGATCAAAAGTTTTGGGTCTCCCCTTGCGATTGATCCGCGGGTCATTTTTGACGAAAGGTTTGGGCATCGATTTTTACTGCATCAATCGCACGGCTTCGTCTTGATTCAGAGCCGGGCCGACATACTCAAATGTGGCGCGCAATCGCATAGCTACCCCCCTTGATAACCCGCTACCGAGACCGGATAAAGAGTTTGACGGCAAGGTTTTGGTTGTGACATTGGGCTTGGCGATCATGCGCCATTTTTTCGATTTGGCTCTAGCAAATATCATGGACGGATGCGAAGATATGGATACATATCTATATCCCAATGCGACCATAGCCGATCCGATAAAATCGCTCAAAGCATTCCCTATTCCGACTCCTTGATAATCGGGCAGGCAAACCGTTCTGTGCTCGCGCTTCATATTTAATGATTTCGGATGCGGAAAATGTAGCACAGAAGCAAAAGCAACTGGAATATCACGCCAAAATGCGACAAAGCACCGCGCATTTTTTTGTATTTCGGCGCTCAAATAATGATGCTTGCTGAATAATTGCCAAGCACGCCAATGCACGCGTTTAACTGCAAGCTCAATTTTTGGTCGCCGAAGCGTCCTCCCCACGGTGAGCTTATCCGTCACTGGCTCATATATCCAATCTGGCTCCAACCACTCTGCAATATCATAATGGCAAGATACGGCGATGAACTTTTGATCGCGTCGGCGCACCGTTTTGGCAATGGCGGCACTGCCAATTTGCGCCACGGTACGATCGACTACGCTAGAAAATTCATCCACCACCGCCACATTTTTATTCTCCGCAAGCGTGCGCGCCATGTTGACGCGAAATTGCTCTCCGTTGCTAAGAGCATGGAACGGACGCACCCAGGATGGGGGGGAACTAAAGCCGACCGAGGAAAGCAGTTCGACGATTTCTTTGATACTCATCTGCGCTGGGAAACCATCCAAAATACTTTTATCTGTCGGCCACAACCAGTGCTCCGCCAAATATTGACCAAATAATTCACGCACTATCGTGCTTTTTCCGCATCCAGACGGGCCGACAATCAGCCCAACATTCCACGCATCCGGCAACGCCAGATGAACATTCCATTGCTGCCTGCTTTTTTGAGCAATTGGAATGTCAAACATTCCTTCCATTTGCATAAGACGGGGTGTGCGCTGAATATCAATTTCTCTTATGATATTAAAGCCTTGCATTGCAACCCTTCTTCCGAGAATCTTTGAAGCAAATTTAATTGATGCTGCTCGCTGACGCATTCAATCATGATAATCCATTGTGAGGGGATCATATCCACCTTTGCAATATGCTGCTCGGCCACATCGAAATGAGCGCGCAGATCGTTCTCGCTAAAGCCCCACTCCTGCAACTCGCCCATGTCCCAGTCGCTCAGCATATCCCAAGCCCAATCTCCCACGGCGCCTCGATGCAAAAAAACGGTGAGCTTTTCGCGCTCCTTCTCGGTCAGTGCGCGACTGGCCACGCGCACATCCACTTCATAGTCGGCGCCGTGCGTCTGCGCGAGCACTTTCAGCCGTTGATGCCCATTGTAAATTTCATTCTCCGGCCCAATCGCCAGCGCCTCCACCTGGCCGAACTGATCGAAGGATTCAGCAAGCCGCTGCGCCTCACTGCTGTTGATGCGGCGCGGATTGCGCGACCAGGGAAGCAGATCGGCAAGTTTGCGCCGCTCGGTGCGCCAAGTAATGTTGCCGCTCATACGATCGCCTCATACACCAGCCACGATTCAATTAGGCTGCGCGCGGGAGTCTGCCCGCTGGCGAATGCGGCTGTAAATTGCACGGCGAATAGGCCAGCCGTCGCCACGTCACCGGCGGCATAATCCCAAGTAAAAATGCCGGAAGCTGCGTTGGTGATCGACAAAGTGCCCGCAATGTTGCGGGATGTCCCATCACTAGCTCGAATTTTTCCCGTGATGGTTGCCCCCGATAAATTGAGCGCAACGCCCGCGTCGTCCGCCCAGGTGATCACCTGGGAAGGACGAATTGCTCCGGCGACAGAGGGAGCCAATGCCATAATTAGGCTCCCGGCGCGGTGAGCGTAAAAGTATTGATCGTGAACGACTGACCAGCGGTGAAGCTGGTCGAATCCACGATCATATCTGTGCCTGAGGTTCCCACCGTACCCTGCATGTGCGCCGTCGTGCCGTCGCTGGCATAAAGGCGAAAATGCGCCGCCGTACCCGACGCATCCGCGCTGGCATCCTGCCAGGTGCCCGATTTTGACTTTGTGCCATTCGACGCAGACGACATCCAGTCGGATGGCAGGGAAAGCGTCGCCAATACGGTTCCGCTGTCTGCGGCCGCCACGTCAGCGGGAGCCGCACCCGTGCGAATTTTGAGCACGGCTGATGTACCCACCGTCGACTCGATTACATCCAGAATTGCATTGCGCACGGATGTACTAAGTTGAATCGCCATTTTTTAATTGCTCCTTATTTCGCCTGTGGAACGAACGCCACGAACCGAGCCAGAGCCGCGGACGCCGCGGATCGAACCATAAATCAACGCGAGAATAACCAATTCTGCGCCCGACGCGCTCAAAGTCACCGCGGCGAGCGTCATGGACGCCGTGGCGACAATGGGCAGCACGCCGTTTGCGCTCAAAGTCACGGCTGGCAAAGTGGGCGTCGCCGTCGCCGTGATGGGCAATGTTCCCGTCGCGCTCAGGTTCACCGCGTCCAGCGTGGGAGTCGCCGTGGCGACAATGGGCAGAACACCTGTGCTACTCAGGGTCACCGCGCCCAGCGTGACCACCAAATTGCCAGCCGAGCCACCGTTGCCGTCCGCACTTAGGGTCACCGCGCCCAGGGTCGGGGTAGCCGTGGCCGTAATGGGCAGAACACCTGTGCTGATCAAAGCCACCGCGGCGAGCGTCGGGGTCGCCGTCGCGGTGATGGGCAGCGTGCCATCCGCGCTCAAAGTCACCGCGCCCAGCGTAGGCGTCGCCGTCGCCGTGATCGGTAGAACACCTGTGCTGCTCAAGGTCACCGCGGCGAGCGTCGCGGACAAATTGCCAGCCAAGCCACCGCTGCCATCCGCGCTCAAAGTCACGGCTGCCAGCGTTGGCGTTGCAGTGCCCGTAATGGGTAGCACGCCTGTGCTGCTCAAAGTCACCGCGCCCAGCGTCGGGGTGGCCGTGCCCGTGATCGGCAATGCGCCGGTCGCACTCAGGGTCACGGCTTCCAGCGTGACAGATAAATTGCCAGCCGAACCGCCGTTGCCGTCCGCACTCAGGGTCACCGCGCCCATGGTCACGGATGCCGTGGCCGTAATGGGCAGAACGCCTGTGCTGCTCAAGGTCACCGCGGCGAGCGTTGGAGTGGCCGTCGCGGTGATGGGCAGCGTGCCATCCGCGCTCAAAGTCACCGCGCCCAGCGTCGGGGTGGCCGTGCCCGTGATCGGCAGTGCGCCGGTCGCGCTCAAGGTCACGGCTTCCAGTGTTGGAGTGGCCGTCGCCGTGATCGGCAATGCGCCGGTCGCGCTCAAGGTCACGGCTTCCAGCGTCGGCGTCGCCGTCGCGGTGATGGGCAGTGCGCCGGTCGCGCTCAGGGTCACGGCACCCAGCGTCGGGGTGGCCGTGGCGGTGATCGGCAATGTGCCATCCGCGCTCAGGGTTACCGCGCCCAGCGTCGCGGACAAATCGCCGACAATCCCACCCGCTGCGGGCGCTTTGCCGACTAGCCATATCGGGGTAATCGGCTCGTAAAGTTCCCAGCGCGTGGCCGGATTATAGAGTTGCCAAATTTCGGTGGCCGACAGCGCTCGATTATAAAAGCGAATGTCATCGATCCGCCCGACCAGCGGATCGGAGCCGCCATCGTTGCCCAGTTCCGCCCAAGTCAAATTGGGCGGCGAGGCGGACGTGCCATCCGCGACGCCATTAACATAAAAAGTGGCCGTACTCGTGGTGCAGCTGACCGCGACGTGGTACCAAATGTTCAGCGCCATCTGGGTGTTGGCGTGGTGGTCGGCTCCGCTATAATAAAAATCGAGCTTTCCGCTGTCGCCGCCCGACGAATCGCCGCGAATCCACAGGCCATTATTGACATCCTGGGTCACGAACGAATCGTAGACGCCATTCTGAGAGGACGGCCTGAAAATCCATCCGGCAATGGTGTATGGCGCGGTCAGCGTGATCGACATGGTGAGCGTGTCGCCGCCATCAAAACTGATCGCCGACCCGCGGTGGCCATCGGAGACAATGATCGGGGACGCCGTGGATGACCCAAATGTGCCATGATTGGCGCCGACCAGATCACGCAGTTGTGCGATTCCGCGGCTGGCGGCTACCGGCCACCAGGTCACCAACCCACGCGCCTGCATACTCTGGCGATTCAGGCGAAAGGCCGTGTCCAGAAGGGGGACGTTGCCGCGCCTACCCAAAATGGCTCGCATTGCCTATTGCACCTCTAAGCTATAATTTCGATAGCCAGCCGTGTTACCGCTGCTGGCCAACGCCTGGCCGGTTTTATTCTCGAAAAGCAGCTTGTACTTGCCCGGCGGGATCGACAGCATCTGCCCAGCCAATCGGCGCGCCGATGTGGACGCATCCAGAGGCAGCGTCGCCACCAGCCGATTCGCTGGCGGATCCACCGAGCCGTCCCCGTAGGCATAATTCGTGCCGTCCAACGCCGGGATCAAAAATATGGCGATGTGGGCGCTTGCGCTACGCGTGCCTCCCTGCGCGGCTACGTAAAATTCGATGTCGCAAAATGTGTCCAGCGCCGTGCTGTTGTCGATTTCCGCGCCCAGCACCTGCGCATCGTTGGCCAAAGAGTTAAGGCCGGTAGTCAGGTAGCTGGTCAGCGACGGCGAGGAATCCCAGTTGAGTTTGTTTGCCATAAATCCTCAAAAAAAAGGCGCGCTTGTCTCAATCCGGGACAAGCGCGCCTTGCGGTGGCAGAATCGCGACGAAATGATTTAATTTTTAATCAATCAGCGGGCACCTTCTCGATCAAAGGCGGCCATCTGATTTTCGCCTGTTCGTGGCCGGGCTGGATATGAATTATGATTTCGCAGCCGCAGCCATCCGGTGGCATGTGGGCGCCCCACCCGCGGATCAATTGCTGGGCTACAGCCTCGGCCAGGGACATCGACACTGCGAGAGGGGCAACCACATGATAATTCATAGTATATCCCCTTGTCGCGCCCATGTCAACCTCGAATTATTTCTCTGCAGCCAGATCACGACTCTCCATCAGCGCGCCACCAGATTCAATAATATTCCGCTGATCACGATGAGGATCATCGCCATCAGCGCCTTGTTGCGCGGGGACAAATTCCGCCTGCTGCAGAAGAGCGGCGACTTTCACCATCAATGCTCGCGCCAGAGGCGGACAAAATGCGACGCCTGACGCTGGAATCGCAGATTTCACTTTCTCGATTAGATGATCCCTTTCTGTCATTTTCCTTTTCTCATGGCGAATAGAAAGGGGGGGGCGTGGGCATCCGGGAACTAATATCGATGAGTCGCTGATCAATGCGATTCAGCATCTGGCGATCATTGCGAATTGCGGTCTCCAGCCGATCGACCTGAATCCAGAGCACAATCACCAGTAAGCCGATCATGATGATCAGAACCAAATTGATCCCGCTTCGCAGTGTGGATTTCTCCCGAAAATCCGCGAATCGGGTGCTCAGATCGTGAAGTTCCCCGTCGTCGCGCCGGTAGGAGCGCGTCATCAGCAAGGACGATTCATCTGCGGCCAGATAGCGGTAGGGGCCATGCTCCGGGGCGACGATTTCAAATGCCTGATAAAAAGTTTGGCAGGCCGCCAACTCGCTGGCCAGCAGCGTAGCCAGCGATACGGCTAATCCGTTCGCCACCGGAGCCATCGCGTAAATGACATCCGTGCGCCCGTTGCCCACCACCTGCAGCGCCAGTTTTTCGGACGAGCAGGAATTGATGACCAATAAACTGGCCCGCGCCACATTAACGATCTGCGCCACCGCATCGCAGCCCAGCGTTTCGGTGGCGCTCAGTTGGACGCCATCATCTCCGCCATGGCACGCGAACCAGACCACATCAAAATAGCCAAAGCGCCGCAATGCCGTGTGGATGTCCGCTTCCCGAACGACAGAGAGAATCTTTTCGCAATTATGATTGGTGCAGATGGCCGCGATTTCCTCATTCAAATTCAAATCGCTTTCTGGGGCGATTAGCAAAATATCCAGGCGCGCCATATAGCGATTTTATCATTGCATAATAGAAATGTCAATGAGTTGTCAGAAAACTGTAATCATCGGCAGGTACACGTGCCGAATCAGCGGATACGCGCCGTGGAACTCAGAAACGCCGCCAATCACCGCCTCAATCCAGTAGAAGCAAGCGCCATTGCCTGGCTCCAAGTCGGCGAAGCTCAGATTGCTCAAAGTGGGAGATACGCTGTCCGTCCCGGAAATGAGCGGAGCCTCAATGTCGATGGCCTGGCTCAAATCATCGATATTGGCCCTCCAAAGCGCGTAGCGCGGAGCCGGATCATCCGATGTCCAGGCCACGCTGACCGAATCGCCGGCCGGGCGGACTTCCACCGAATCAATCGTAGCGGCGCTGACGCGCCCATATCCCCACGCCGCTATAAATAGAATTAGTAGGAATCTGCACATTTTTTTTCTCCTTGAAAAGGTTCCGCCCAGGTGGTGCGCCTGGGCGGAGTAGTCGCTTGACATATAGTAGAAATACCACGCTCGACCAATTCTCGATTAAATCATCGATCACCCCCTTCCTCATCCCCGCCCACAACCAAAACGGAAATCACCAACGCCGCAGCAGCTAGAGACAACCCAACAAGAAAAAACACGGCGAGGATTACCATATCAGAGAGACTCCTTGTCGACGAAGCGCTGACGCAATTCATCCAGATTATAGCCACGCGCCAACAAGTAAATCGGCCCCCCATCGGCGCGCAATCGTTCTTCCGCCTCATCGACCGACTCAAGAATGAGATGAGTCGGAATATTGATGCATCCTAGATCCACCACTTCCCCGCGATTACCCAAATGGACACAATGCGCTTTCTTCGTATTTCCTGCGATGGCCATCAATCAGCCCTCCTCCTCAAAAGACCAATCGAGACGAGTTGCCAGTGAGCGCGCCAATGATGCGCGCAACTCTGATTTTCGACGCACGACATCCACCACCCGTTGGACGTGGACGGGGTCGCCGTGCGCATCGAGCATGTCCGTAGTCAGCCAAAAAATCGACCACCCGGCGACAAGCGCTCGATTCTGCTTGTCGGCGTCGCGATGTAGGCCCCGCCCGCTGCTGTGGCCGGAGATCTGCCATTGCCCGCCATTGATTTCGACGCCGATGCGCAGATCGGGCATGGCAAAATCCAACTGATAGCCACTATCAGCTAAAAATCGATAATGGCGTGCCCATTCGCCGACGCCGCCCAACTGGATGTAGCGCGTCTGGAAGGCTGCCTCCAGCGACTCGCGGGCCAGTTGTCTCCACATTCGCCCGGCGTTGGTGGGCGAATCGATTGCACTTCGACTCATTCAAATAATCCTCTCTGAATGGGAACGCGCGGATGGACACAGTGCGGGCTGAACCAAATTACCTCTCGATGGCGATTCTCACGCCCCCGTCCATTGCCCACATTGCCATATCCGCCATGCGCCGACCAAAAAAAAGGCCGCCAGCCGCACCCCTCCAATTCCTCATGCTCTTGTATGTATCCGCAGAGTGCAATCCGGAGGAGCGGGTTGTCGCCGTTTTCCGCGCACCAGTGGCGCACATCATGCGCCACTGTCAGGGACTCCTGCTCATATAGTCCGTTATCGCGCCCGGCCTCCCCCGAATAGGGCGGATCAAGGAAGATGGCAGTTGTCCCGCGATCGCTCGTCACCACAGGCGAAATAACACGCGCCCAATCCCCACAGCAGACGCGCACATAGCGCAATCGTGCACAGAGCGTTTTCATCCATGCATATAGGCCCGTCGCGCCCTTGCCGTTGTGGACGCCGCGGCCCGCGCCACCCAGATCCGGTAGCTGGCGTTTAATGCCCTTGCCTCTGTGGACGCCGCGGCCCCTGTCACCCAAACGCGGGCGCTGGCGTTGAATGCCAAGCTTCTCCTCCTCCGCCGCCGCCGCTAAATCGGACTCATTGCTATTGACCAGCACATGATAGCCCTCTGCGTCCGTGGCAATCCGCCACGGCCCCTCTCCCGAACAGGGAGCGCTACCAATCCAGCATGAAAGCAGCCAAATCCAGCGACCGGCCACCTTTGCATCGTAATAATCGGGGGCGGCCTCCAGGCGTGGGACTAGCTGATCCTTCTGATGCACGAGCCAAATGTGCTTGGCATGCTGATCATTTTCGTTGACCGGCGCGTCGGCGTGATGCGCCACCGCCTCCGGGTCGGCGTGGACAGCGCGCCAAAAGTTGGCCACCAGGCCGCTGGCATCATTGATAGTCTCCAGCCAGCGCACATCGGGATTCCACCCTGGCCGGCCCAACAGCATGGCCCCGCTGCCGACGAACGGCTCAACATAATTTGCAACGGCTCCGAAGCGCGGCCACACTTCATCGATGATGGCGGACTTCCCGCCAAAATAGGGAGCGGGAAATATCAGATATTCTGGATTCAAAGAATTCATCCTTACTGTTATTGTTCAGTATAACAGTTCTGTGGGTTGAACGTTCTCCCCACTGGCCGGGGCAGTGATGCTCCGGCCAGTCACAAAGGAGAACCATGAAATCCCTCATCCGTTCGGGTTTTCCGCGTCGCCGTGCTATAGCGGTGCGCGTACATACAGCCTGGAGGGGCGTCGCCCGGTTGACATCGGCATCGATGCACGGATGATGGGGGGGTAAAATTGCTTCCTTCAGCCTAGCACACTTTTTTGTGCGCTGCTATACGATTGCTCTACGATTTCGGGGAATTTGGCGTCGCCTCTTCACGATAGCGGCGCGCTTCTTCTCATTGCGCAATGCCGCCTGTATCCCACTCCAAATCAGCATATCGTCATCAATCGAAGTGGCAATCGGCATAGTGAATGAGTGAATCTTCGTAATCCTCTGCTCGCCCAAAAATTGATATAGAATGGCGCTGCGCTGCGCCACCCATTCGACAAAAATCTGATCTACTCCATCGCCGACGGGGATGACCGTTTCCCCGTCAACGTCCAGCGCGAACCAAACGCCAATGGCGTTGTGCTGCACCATCCACCGCCTCCACATCTCAAGGCGGGCGGCTACTAGCGCTGCTTTGTCCATCGTGGCGCAAGGGAACCGGTCGAGTAGGCGGCGCAGATGATGCAAACTGACCTGCCAGGACTTATCGATCTTGATATACTCGCCATTGAGGCGCTTGACGAATTCTATCATTTGCGGATCATAGCGAAAGGTCAATTTGAGCGTGC